CTGTGGTTTACGGAAAATACAAGTTTGAAACAAACTATCACAGAAAAAGAAACAAGTGAAAGCACAACAGCTAGCAAGATTGCTGACCTTGAAAAGGATGTGACTACTTGGAAACAAAAGTCACTTAAGCAACAAATTGCTATGAAAAATGGACTACCTTTTGATTTAGCAGACAGATTGCAAGGTGATAGTGAGGAAAGCTTGAATGAAGATGCTGAACGTCTAGCATCGTTAGTTAAGGTTAAAACTTATACACAACCATTAGCGGATAAAGAACCTAATGTTGAAACAAAAGGGATAGATTCGGCATGGCAAGACGTACTAAAAAATTTAAAATAAAAGGAGAATAAAACATGACAGAAATAAAAGAATCAAATGCTCTTAAAAAAGGAACATTATTTAAACCAGAATTAGTAACGGATATTATGAACAAGGTGCAAGGTCGTTCAACACTTGCAAAATTATCAAATCAACAACCTATTCCATTTAACGGAACTGAACAATTTATTTTCAATTTAGAAGGTAATGCACAAATAGTAGGTGAAGGTGAACTAAAAGGGGCTGGAAAAGCTGTAATCACTTCTAAAGTTATTACACCGTTAAAATTCGTTTACCAAGCTCGTATCACAGATGAATTTATGTACGCATCTGATGAGAAGAAACTAGACTTCCTAAAACACTATGCAGACGGGTTTGCTAAGAAGATTGCAGAAGCATTTGACATTGCAGCAATTCATGGTCTAGAACCAAAAAGTTTAACTGATGCAAGCTTTAAAGCTACTAATTCATTTGATGGATTAATAACTGGAAATGTAGTTCCTTATGCTGAAGCTAAAATCGACGAAAATTTAGATAGTGCAGTACAAGCTATTATCGGTGCGAATAATGAAGTAACAGGTATTGTAATGTCTCCAGTGGCTGGACAAGCGATGTCTAAGATTAAAGTTAAAGATGTAGTGCAATATCCTGAATTTAGATTCGGACAACGTCCAAATAATTTCTTTGGTATGGATTTAGATATCAACAAAACTATAACAGCACAAGGTGGAAATGGTAAGAAAAACCACGCTATTATCGGTGACTTCCAAAACAGATTTAAATGGGGATATGCTGAAAATATTCCTATGGAAATTATTGAATATGGAGATCCAGACGGTACGGGACGTGATTTAAAAGCTTACAATGAAATTTTATTACGTACTGAAGCATACATCGGATGGGGAATCCTTGATGAAAAAGCCTTTGCTCGTGTAGAAGAAGCTTAGGAGGTAATTTATGTACGTTTATAAAAATAAAGAAACTGAAGTGGAAATCTTAACAGAGAGTCAACTTTCGGGAGATTGGGAACTTGTAAAAGAAGTTGAGGAATCTACTAAAAAAACTAAGTCAGAGGAATCTGACGAAGAATAGAGGTGTAATATGAGTACACTTGAACCATTTGCTACTGTTGAGGATTTAGACACACTATGGAGAAGTGTTGAAGGTCATGAAATAGGACGTTCTGAGGAGCTGTTAAAAACAGTTTCTCACGTTCTTAGAGTTGAAGCTAAAAAAGTTAATAAAGATTTAGATTTACTGGTTAAAGAAGACGAAAGTTATTCTTACTTAGTAAAATCAGTCGTTGTTGATATTGTGGCAAGAACACTCATGACCTCAACAAATCAAGAGCCTATGACTCAATATTCAGAGTCGGCTCTTGGATATTCTGTTTCGGGGTCGTTTTTAGTACCTGGAGGAGGACTTTTCATAAAAGATAGTGAATTGAAGCGTTTAGGATTTAAAAAACAACGATACGGAGTAATAGAATTCTATGACTATAATTAAGGGGATAGAAATAGTTTTGATAGATAAAGTAGAAAACGGGGTTGATGAATTCAACCATCCTATTTTTGTTGATAAAGAAATAGTCGTAAAAAATGTGTTAATAGTACCTGTAAAAACTGAAGACGTTCTAAATATAGTCAATTTAACTGGTAAAAAGGCTGAATACCAGCTAGGAATACCTAAGAGCGATAAGAACACTTGGGAAAATAGAGAAGTTGTATTTTTCGGTAAAAAGTGGAGAACTATTGGTATTCCTCAAGAGGGTATTGAGTCAATGATTCCGTTAAGTTGGAATAGGAAAATAATGGTAGAACGTTATGAGTAAAAAGTTCGAATTAAACTATAGCGGTGTAGCCGAACTGATGAAGAGTTCAGTTATGATTGAAGTGCTGAGAGATAAGGCTCGAGGTATTCAAGAAGCAGCAGGAGACGGTTATGAAGTCACTTCATATGTGGGTAAAAACAGGGCGAACGTGAGTGTTAAAACTAAGACAAAAAAAGCTATTAGAGACAACAACAAAAATAATACTCTACTAAAGGCGATGAGATAATGATTGAACTTATTGTCAAAGAATATTTATCAAAACTACTAGATATACCTATCGTGTTTGAGCATCAAAAAAACTTACCTAAACAATTTATCGTAATTCAAAAAACAAGTGGAAAAAGAGAAAACTTTCTAAATTCTTCAACAATAGCAATTCAAAGTTATGGAGCTTCACTATTTGAAGCCGCTAAACTAAACGAAAAAATAAAAAATCTAATGTATGACTTGATAACAGTATCTGAGGTTTCTAAGGTTAGTTTGAACAGTGATTATAATCATACTGATTTAGAAACTAAAGAGTATAGATATCAAGCTGTATTTGATATTCATCATTATTAATAAAAGGAGATTAAACATGGCAGACGTAACAAAAGTAACATCGGCAAAACCTAAGATTGGTGGAGCTATTTATTCTGCACCACTAGGAACAGTACTTCCTACTGATGCAACTACAGAATTAAATGAAGCATTTAAAGCGTTAGGGTATATTTCAGAAGATGGATTAACTAACGAAAACACAGCTAGTACTGATAACATAAAAGCGTGGGGTGGAGATATCGTTGATACTGTGCAAACAGAAAAAACTGATAAATTCACTTACACTTTAATTGAATCATTAAACATTGATGTGTTGAAAGAAATTTACGGTAATGACAACGTAAGTGGAGATGTTGGAACTGGAATTACAATTAAAGCGAACACTAAAGAATTAGTACAACACTCAGTTGTAATTGAGATGGTGCTAAAAGGTGGAATTCTAAAACGTATTGTAATTCCTAACGGTAAAATCGGGGAAGTAGGAGAAATCAAATATACTGACTCTGAAATGGTTGGATTTGAAACTACTTTAAATGCATTCCCAGATTCAGAAGGAAATACACACTACGAATATATTAAAAAGAAATAAAGATAGGAGATAAGTAGATGAAAAAATTAACGGGTGTTACTAAGTCGGGATTTACTTATTCGATTTTAGAAAAAAATGTAAGAAACTATGAACTAGTAGAAGCATTAGGGGAGCTGGAAACAAATCCTCTTGCGTTACCTCGCGTAATGAATCTATTACTAGGTAAAGAACAGGCTCAAAAATTAAAAGATCATTTAAGAGATGAAGACGGAGTTGTGGATACTGAACAAATCACATCAGAACTTAAAAACATTTTCGAATCTCAAAAACGTTTAAAAAACTAGTAATCCTTGCTAGTATGCTGAGTACTGATGAAGATGCTGTAATTTGTGATTTAGCTGAAACTTATCAAATATATGACTACAAAGATATGCCACCAGATAAGGTGGCTATTTTTTGTAGTGGTTTGAGAGAAGATTCTAGAATTAAAATGAAAATGACAGGTCAAAAAGTAAAATTAGATACTATGTTGTTAGCTTCTGCGGTTGACAAATTAAGCTTATTAGTTTGGATAAAAACAAAAGATGGGCAAAAAGGTAGAAATAAACCTACGTCACTCGTTGAAAGTATCAATAAGCCTGTTAAGGTTAAGGAAGAATTAGTATTCACATCTGGTGAGGAATTCGAAAGAGTAAGAAATAAAATATTGAGGGAAGGAGGATAATATGGCAACAAATTTAGGTAAAGCATATGTTCAAATTATGCCTTCCGCTAAAGGGATATCAGGAATGATATCGAAAGAATTAGACGGAGAAGTTTCAAGTGCAGGGAAAAGTGCTGGAAATAGTCTAGTTTCAACAATTAAAAGTGCGGTAGTTGCTGCTGGAATAGGTAAGTTATTCGCATCTTCACTTATGGAAGGTGGGAAGCTTCAACAGTCTTTAGGTGGAGTCGAAACTCTATTTAAAAACAACGCTAATATGGTTAAGCAGTATGCTAATGAAGCTTACAAAACTACAGGATTATCTGCTAACGCTTATATGGAGACTGTAACAGGTTTTAGTGCCAGTTTACTTCAATCTTTAGGTGGAGACACAGCAAAAGCAGCTAAGGTGGCAAATACTGCTATGATCGATATGGCGGATAATTCAAATAAGATGGGTACATCGATGGAGCTTATCCAAAATGCTTATCAAGGATTCGCAAAACAAAACTACACTATGCTGGATAACTTAAAATTGGGTTATGGCGGGACTAAGCAAGAAATGCAACGTTTACTAGCTGATGCACAGAAATTGACAGGTGTTAAGTATGACATTAACAACTTATCAGATGTTTATGAAGCCATCCACGTTATTCAAAAAGAGTTAGATATCACAGGAACAACAGCTAAAGAAGCATCGACAACCTTACAAGGTTCATTTGCTAGTATGAAAGCAGCATTCATGAATTTACTAGGTAATTTGTCACTTGGTAATGATATTAAACCAGCTTTACAACAATTAGCTAGTACTACAATGACTTTTCTTGTGGGTAATTTTCTACCTATGGTTGGTAACATACTAAAAGGTTTACCAACTCTCGTGATAGGTGCATTCTCTGGACTGGCTGAACAGTTAAGAGGAATACTAGGTGATGAAGTCGTCAATAAGATACAAGGATATTTAGAGAAAGTATCCGGTGCTGTAGATTCATTTATAGAAGTTTTAACAGGAAAACTTTCTAAGGGTCAAGGAATTGATTTGATGAAATCTCTTGGAATTGATGAAGGAACAGCAAACACTATTGTGACAATTGCTGATAATATTCGAACTGCTTTTCAAAATATTTGGGAAGCTATAAAAAATGTAGGTGCGATTGTTGGAGAATTTATTGGAGATCTATTAGGAATTAACGATACTCAAAGTAGCGTAACTTCTTTAGGGACAGCATTTGAAAGTGTAAGTAGTGTGATTAAAGAAGTTTCTCAATGGATTAAAGATTTTACATCGTTCTTGAGAGAGAATGAGGTCGCAATGTCGTTGACAAAAGCAACAATAGCCGGACTTGCTTCTGGATTTATTGCTTTAAAAGTTATAAGTACAGTTCAAACATTGTTTTCCGGATTTGTTATTGCTCTTAATGCAGCAAAAAAAGCTATGGTAGCTTTCAATCTTGCAATTGCAACAAATCCTATTACAGCTATCATTGTTGGGATAACCGTAGTGGTCGCTGCATCAGTGTGGATCATTGAT